ATTTCCCCCATAATGCGCGCGCGCCGGTTCGATCTACCGCAGGAAACCGGCCCATACCGGCCCCCTAGGCAACCGCAGAGAGCGCAACCGCAGGCAACCGCAGGAATTGCGCGCTACCGGCCCATTCGACAATTGCAGGGAATTGCAGGAAACAACCGCAGGAATTAACCCGAAAGAATTGCAGGGAATTGCAACCGCAGAGAAGGGATATTTGCGGAATTGGAAGGGAAGGGGAAGGTAAGAGAAGGGGAATAAAGGGGATTAAATCCGGCCCCCGCCTTATCGGCAATCATACCGCGCAGGGATAAAGGCGCAATTCCGATTGCAATTCCGATTTATTGCAAACCGCAATTAGATCTAATTAACTCCGCGCAATTGGAACACAATTAACCGCGCAATTCAACCGCAATAGATTTTGCAAATCCGGCGCAATTCGATTTAATTCTAAATCCCTTCGCGTTATATCTCTACCGGCGATCACGATCTCTCCCAGCGATACACGACCCGTCGCACGCAGGACGGCGCACGGGCACCAGATTCATAACCTCACCCCCTAATCAGCGCATCTACTTTTCAAAATCCATTTCCTACCCCTACCCGTCATTTTCCAGAACGCTTTTCTATTTTAGGAAATACGCTTTAATTTTAGAAAATTATATATATAAAAAAATAGGCTCCCGTTGGGAGCCAAGAGGTCTTGTTTGTAATTGCCTATTCTTTTCTTGTAGAGGGTAGTACCTCCCAGTCGTCCGAGAGGAGTTCGACGGCAATGTCGAGTATGTCGTATGGGTCTTTCGATTCTTGGACGTAGAACCAGTCTTTGGTGTGGTTGCTGAATCTGGCTTTTAGTGTGGTACCTGTTTCCCAGTGTCGTCGCCTTACGGTATGGCCTATCTTTAGGTATTTTAGTGCTTCCGATCCAGTCATTCGGAAACCTCCCATCCGTCCTCAAGCAATGCCCACAAGATCCATTCCTTGTCTTCCGATACGTCTCTGACAAATATGGGTGTGCCGTGCGCGATGATGCAGTACACGCCGATATCGTCGTCTCGCCATGCGCTGATCCAGCAATTCTTAGTCCATCTGCCGTAGCGCGCCCGTTTTCCATTCTTCAGGGCTTGTAGGGCCTCGGCTCCTGTCATTTGAACGCCTCCCAATCGTTATAAAGGTATTGAACGGCTACCGCTTCTGGATAAGCCTTGCAGTCGTTACGGAAGAGTTCCGTTCCGACAAATTCAATTTCAAAAAACTGTTCCGCATTGTTATCCGACAACGGCTCTGCGGAATACTGGGTGATTTGCCAATAACAGCCTTGTATCCACGCGCTCCTGCGAATTTTGTATCCAAGTTTCCCAAAACGGATTGCCATTGTCCCCGGCATATCCTTAAGGTGTGGCTTGCGTCGTTTGATTTCCTTGATCTTGTCTTTCGGTTTCATCTAGTCACTGTCCTTGTAGAATTTCTGCTTAACTGCTTCTTCAATGCATACAGGGTCGGTGAAGGCGTTGTCCAGATAGATGTAGCCTTCCTTGTCCATGCGGATGGCAGGATCTTCGTATTTACCGCCTACTACGACAAGTTTGCCCCAATCCCTGTTTTCGGCTAACCAAGTAATCGCCTCAATGAAATCCATCTGTTTCATAAACTCCGCTCCTCCGATCTTTTCGGTAAAGGCGAGACCGTTCAATTTTCTGGAATCCTTGGGTTAACCTGCACAAACTTCTTGCAACCCTTGCATTTGGTCTTGCCGTACTTCCTCAACTTCCAAGTGCAGTGCGGACAAACCGGCAGATACTCCCACCAAGGGGCACACACCATGCAATGGTCTCGCATTGTATGAAGGCACGAACCTTCCGATGCATAAACGGAACAAGGCTTCCAAATGGCTTCCTGCATAACGCCTCCTATCTACGCTTTCAGTATATACCAAGCATACCATTATGTCAACGCGATTGAGGCAATTTTTCAGCCCCAATCGCGGATATTCAGTTCATTCGGTTAGACGGGCCACACATAATCGGCAACATCGTCGCAAAACCCGAAAATGCCGTAATGGCTAGGATTCTTGCGATACAGAGACGATTGGTGTGAGGCATGAAATACCTCGTCCCCAAGCCAATCAGGCATGACTACCGGCTTCTTGTGCAACTCGCAATCTGCGACGGTATCCAGAATCTTCTGCCGGCAAGTATCGCGATAACCGCGTTGAGTCCATTCGTCGCAAATGACAATGCCGTACAAGGCAAGTGCAGGCTCGTAACCGCGCCACATACGCGTAGCCGGATGATTAGTCCATCCTTTTGACTTTCCGGTAAGCGCGTTGAGGATTTGAACGACCTCTACACGTTGCTTTCCAAGACGCATCCGATCCAACGTCATAGCCGAATGCTGAAAATCGGCATATGGAAGAAATGTTTGCATATCGTCCCCTTTCGTACCTAGTATATACCAACTGTAACATTATGTCAAGGGCTAGGCAAAAAAAGAGGGAGGCGCATTACGCGCCCCCCTTGTTCGCTGGTCGAAACCAACCAATGAGGAGTAAACGACGGGATTGTACCATATTGCATCTGATGGCGCAACTTTTGACTCATGGCGGCTTTTGGTATATTCTGTTACCGGTTTTAAGGAGGTAGCATGGAAGGTACGCGCGTTCTAAGGGCTGGATGCCTGTCAATCTTGTTGAGCCTTGCCATTATCGGCGGGCTGTTCTACTTGCTTGGTCAGGTTTACGACCGTTGACGTTGTCCATTTTCCTCGCTTGGGCATACCCAAGCCTCGTCTGCAATGGCCTGTTGTTGTTTGGCTACTATCTGGGCCGTAAAGCGTTGATGCCTGTTCTGGCATTCAACTTGGTTGTACTACCCGCACTGTTGTATCTCTCCGACAAATGGGAAACCCGTAAATGAAAATGAACCATGCCGAACTCGTATGGATCACGCCTAATACCGAACCGTTGATCGCCAAGATGGCAAGGGTTAGTTCCGTCAACGAAGACAACCCCGAATACATTCGCCTGTTCCGCTATCTGATCAAGCACAAGCATTGGAGTCCATTTGAAATGGCATCCGCTTGCATCGAAATCAGGACTACGCGCGCTATTTCGGCGCAACTGATCCGGCATAGATCCTTTTCCTTTCAGGAATTTAGCCAAAGGTATGCGACTATGGTTACGCGCCCTATGTTGCCTATGCAACGGCTTGCAGGAGCGACCAACAGGCAGTCCAGCAAGCCAATTGAAGATCTGACCGATCTTACCGACGAGCAGATTCAAGCATTCAAACTATCACAGGAGTGTATATACAATGCCTATGATGTATATACACGGCTGATTGATGTTGGGTTCGCAAATGAAACCGCCAGAATGATTCTGCCACTTTGTACGGACTCACGCCTGTATATGAGCGGGACAATCCGGTCTTGGTTGCATTACCTTGATTTGCGGTGCAAAGACGATACCCAAGAGGAGCATAGGGAACTCGCCGAAAACATCAAGAAGCAACTCGCTACTAAAATCCCCAATATCATGCGATTGATTGAGAGCCAAAATGCCTAAATCCGCCAACGTCCAGTTCGACCCTGCCGTAAACATCAACATTCTGAAGCCGCACCCTGAAAACGTCAATCAAGGCGACTACGGGGCCATTGAGCAGTCCTTCAACGCGAACGGCTTCTACGGCTCCCTCGTAGTCAACAAAAGGACGATGCATATCCTTGCCGGCAACCATCGTTACCGCGTAGCAAAGCAAATGGGATTTGAAAAATTACCCGTTTCATTCGTGGACGTTGACCCGCAGGAAGAAATCCGCATTATGCTTGCGGACAATCGAACCACACGCCTTGGTAACGATGACGAAAGCGCACTGGTTGCGTTGTTGACGCGTCTCGAAAACACGACAGACCTTGGATTGATGGGTACGGGTTACGATGGCGACGATCTTGACGAAATGATCAAGATGCTTGGAGGATCTGACGAGACGCCGGACTCGTTCGATGAAGTAGGGGAAGACATCCCCACAAACTGCGAATGCCCGAAATGCGGTTACAAATGGAGTGACGGTAAGTGAATTGGGGGACGCTCTACTGCAACATTGCGGATCTTCCAGAACTGACCGCTGACTCACCAAAGGCAATGTCGTTCTTTGCTGGTTGCGGAGGAAGTTCCCTCGGGTATCGAATGGCTGGATTCCGCGTCCTGTACGCAAATGAATTCATAGAAGCCGCCGGCGATACCTATCGGCTGAACTGCCCGAAATATACCTATCTGGATCGCAGAGACATTCGGGACATACCCGCAGAAGACGCCATGAGGCTAGCAGGGGTCAAGCCGGGGGAATTGGATGTACTGGATGGTTCTCCACCCTGCGCGTCGTTCTCTACGGCTGGAAAGCGCGAGGACGGATGGGGCAAAGTTAAACGGTACTCTACTACATTCCAACGTACCGATGATCTGTTCTGGGAATACATCCGCATGGTCAAAGCCATCCAGCCCAAGTACTTTGTCGCCGAAAACGTACCCGGCCTGATCAAAGGAACTGCCAAGGGGCTGTTTCTTGAAATCCTGCGAGACCTGAAGGGTTGTGGTTACAACGTAAAGTGCGCTCTTCTTGATGCGAGTTGGCTAGGAGTACCCCAGAGGCGTGTCAGGGCCATCTTTATTGGAGTACGCAACGACATAGGCACGTCGGTTGACTTCCCAAAGCCTCTCGCCAAACGTATCGCATTGAAAACGGCAATCCCTTGGATTGACGCCGGCCCCGAGAACAACCCTTTCATAATCGAACCCGATACCGATATTTCAAGATACGAAATCGGAAAGGAGTTTGACGTTATGAAGAAGCCGGGAACTGTCAGCAAGCGATATTTCCAACTCATCCGGCCATCCTTGTCCGAACCTACCGGCGCATTGGTCTGGGCGCAGGGGAGCAAATCTTCAGCCGGCATCGTTCACCCGCTTGAAAAACGACGATTCTCTATTGCGGAAATGCGTAGGATCAGCGGTTTTCCCGATGATTTCGTCATTACCGGTGATTACATAACGCAATGGGAACGTCTGGCAAGGGCGGTACCACCTCCAATGATGTGTGCCGTTGCTTCAAGCATTAAGGAGAAACTCCAATAATGACGCATATCGGGGGAGACCCACTAGGGATACCACCCAATTGGACGTTCGACGACAAGGATGTCGCCGTACGGTTCGATGAACACGTTAGGGGGCAACTGCCTTGGTACGATTTTGCCTCTGAAATAACGTGCGAACTATGCCGAGGCTTCATTCCAAACGGCGCAATTGTCTACGATATTGGCGCAGGTACGGGAAATATGGGACTTAGGCTTGCACAAACCGTACACGACAGAAATGTAACACTTATTGGAATAGAGCCATCACTAGAAATGATTTCGACTCAGCATAGACGGGCAGATTGCTATTCCGAAATGATCAATATGCCGGTCGAAAGCGTCGAATTGAAGCAAATGGATGTTGCTTTGTCGTTCTTGACCATAATGTTTATGCCTGTTGCAATCCGAAAACAATTTCTAGCGGATCTTTTTTGGAATGTACGCCCCGGCGGGTGCATGATTCTTCTTGAAAGATTTCAGAACCCGCATCCGTATTTAAACACGCTGTATAGCCGAATCGGATGGCGTATGAAGTACGAATGTAATTCCAAGGAAGGCATTGTAGACAAGGAGTTGTCGCTTAGTGGCATTCAAAGACCGCTTGCAATGTCCGAATTGCCCCGAGGGGCCGTTGAATATTTCCGTTCGGGCGACTTTGCGGGATACATATGGGTCAAGCAACCATGAATGTACAGTGTCCTAATTGCAACCAGAAGGTAGCCGAGACATTCGCCGATGCAGTAGTCATAAGACACAGAGGCAGGGAGATCGTAGCCGAAAGCATCCGTGCGATCCGATGCGAAAAATGCAATCATTTGTTTGGCCCAATTCAGCCCGAACGGAATCAGGAAAATGAGCAATCAAGAGGAAAACGCGCTTACAACCGTAGAACCGAACGGGGTAGCGAAGGTGACGTTGCCTTGGGAGAGGCTTCCTGAGGAAACAGCATCAGCATATGTCGCATTTTGCGCGTACAGGGATATGGAGTCGAATCGTACCCTTGACAGCGCATGGAGCAAGCATACGGGCCGTACAGGGGCTGTAGCACCGGGTTCTTGGCGCAGGTACAGTTCGAACTTCAAGTGGGTTGACAGGGCTACTGCCTATGATCGGTGGAGGGCGGCTACCCAATATACGAGCGCGATTGATTTGGTCAACAACGAGATACGAGACGCAAACCTTCAAATCGTAGTTGACAGTATCCGGCGTTACCGCGAGGATATGGATAGGCGTCTACGCGTCATGGGAATCCTGTATGCGAAGATTGCCCAGCATTTCAACGAATACGGAATTGAGGCCGGCGCACTCAAGCCAAACGAAGCCGCACAACTTGCAAGGGCATTGGCATCCCTGAGCGACAGCATCAACAATTCGCAAGCACTGCTGGTTGGCTTTGATCAACGACCAGTTGTAGACAATGGCTCTTAGTAAATTCGCGAGATCGCTTGCCGGCCCGCAAAACTTGAATCCATTGCAAAAGGATAGGGTTCAGCCACTATCCTTTGTCGAATACCTCAACGCAACGTACCCGGCTGGTTGGGATGCATCACCTCCACATATACGGCTAATCGCGGCACATATGGAATACGTCAGGGATGGGACGATTGACCGGCTTATGATCAATATGCCTCCCCGGCACGGTAAGACGGAAACTGCAACTGTCAGGGGTGCCGCTTGGATGCTTGAGGACGACCCCGCATCAAACGTATTGGTAACCGCGCACAACGAAGCATTGGCTAGACGCTTTAGTCGTAAGGCTCGAAACATTGCATCTACTAGAATCAGCGTGGCTCGTGATTCGTCATCGTCCGCAGAATGGACTACTTTGGATGGCGGGTCTTTTGTAGCGCGCGGTGTAGGTTCCCCGCCCGTGGGTATCGGTTTCGGGCGCATCTTCATTGACGACCCAATCAAGAGCCGAGAACAGGCAGAATCGTCTACCTACAGGGAACGGGCATGGGACTGGTATACGGACGACCTTTTCAACCGTCTTGAACCCGGCGGATCTATTGTCTTTACCTGTACGCGCTGGCATGAGGATGATGTTGCCGCACGCGCATTGGCATCCGAACCGGGCCGTTGGGTAGTACTGAACCTGCCGGCTATTTGCGAGGATGAAGAGGATATGCTTGGAAGGGATTTAGGCGAGGCATTGTGGCCTGACCGATATCCTGTCGAAAGCCTAGACCGAATCCGCGAAGTCATGGTTCAAAACGAAGGGGAATATGGCTGGTTGGCGTTGTATCAGCAAAGGCCGACCGGCAAAGTTGGTGCGTTTTTCGAGCAGACAAGTATTGAGATCGTAGACCTATTGCCGGAACCAATAGTCAGGGCTTGTCGCGGATGGGACTTGGCCGCTACGCGTGACGGTGGTGACTATAGTGTTGGCGTATTGCTGGGCATGGGAAGATCGGGGCGCATTTATGTGCTTGATTGCATTCGCAAACGGGTAGGGCCGGATGAACGAGATCGAATCATGCTGAATACGGCGTTCAAGGATGGCCCAAACGTCAAGATCTTCTTTCCGACAGATCCCGGTGCGGCGGGCAAGGGCGAAGCATTGCGTATGACTAGGCTTTTGGTAGGGTTCAATACTACTACCGGGCCGGTAAACGGCTCTAAAATTGTTCGCGCCCAAGGAATTGCATCTCAAGTCAATGCCGGCAATGTCGCCATGCTCAAAGGCGATTGGAACAGGGATATGCTGGAGGAAATGCGAGGATTCCCGTTAGGAAAAAACGACGACCAGATTGATGCCTTGGGCGATGCGTTGCGTATGATTGTCCAAAAAAGAGTGTTGCAGTTGTTGTAATTTAAAAAGGATGGTATATTGATGTCCAGTCTGGTTCGCGTCTTCTGGGGCGCAGGGCCGGGGGAAACTCCGGCCCACCTTTTCAGATGTTCCGACGTTGCCGTCGAAGGGTGCGGAACATCATGCCGATAACCGACAAATTCAGGTTTTGGAACAGGCCAAAGGACGACATTCGCAAGAAGGGTCGCGTTCCTTTCTCCCTCGGCTCCAAATACACCTCCGTCCAAGGTACCAGAAGCCTTCTAACCTTTTTTGGCGACAACGTCGAAGGTTACGATTCCCTTGTCAGCGACAGGGTTGATTACGAAGCGGTCGTAGGCAGGAAAACTACCAACAGTATCGCTACGGCTTGCCTTACTTGGGTCATTACCAGCGTCAACTCCTGTCCCATTGAGGTAGGCAGGGAGGAAGACGGCCAGTTCATCCCGATGGAATCCCATCCTGTATTGGATCTGGTCGCCAAGCCTTTTGGTACGGATTACGATTGGCCCTATCTTATGGGCGCGATGCTTACCGATTACTACGAATTCGGGAATGCATTCGCCCTGAAGATTCCTGATCGTGATGGCAATACCAAGGAATTGCAGTACCTCAAAGCCGAAAATGTTCGACCTATTGCCAACGACGCAACTAGGTTGGTCTCGGCATATGAATACCAACCAGCCGGCGGTCAGGAAATCATTACCTTTCCGGCAGAGCAGGTTTGGCATATCCGCTATCCCATCCCAGACCCCAAAGATCCAAGTGTCGGGATTAGCCCGTTGGCATCTGTCCTGCGTGAATTGTATGTAGACAATCTCGGGTCGGAAGTAGCGGCCGCACTCATGCGTAAGCCTCGCCCTTCCGGCATTTTGACACCTGAATCGTCCGACATCGAAGTTGACCAAGACACTCTTGATGCGTTGAAAAGGCGCGCCGAGGAATTGTCCAACAATGGCAGGGCTGGTTCGATTATCGGTTTGTCTGCCGGAATCAAGTTTACTCCCATCAGTTACTCTCCTAAGGAGTTGGCTCTTGATGAAGCCAAACGCAAGCCGGAGGAGCGCGTCTGCGCCATTTTCCAAATCCCGCCTTCTGTAGTCGGCATGGGGGCCGGTTTGGATCGTTCGACGTATTCCAACATGGCAGAGGCCAGATTGGCCGCTTGGGAAGATTCAATTGCCCCGTTGCAGGATCATATTTGCGCGTCAATGATGCGTTGCCTGTTTACGGAAGAAGATCAAAACGACGACTTTATCATCCGGTATGACCGGAGCCATGTTCAGGTGCTTGTACCGGATATGGTTGCCATCCGGCAAGCCGCTCGAAACGACGTTATGGCCGGCATCATTACGATTAACGAAGCGCGCGCCCAACAAGGCTTGCAGAGCCTTGACACGTCCCCCTTTGAGGATATGGGCGGTCAGCCAATTCGCGAAAATATCGTTATGCCGGCACAAAACCAAGTACCAGATCCTGAAACGTTGCCGGGGTCTCAGCAGGAAGTTCAAACACGATCATTCAAGCGTTTTGACGTAGATGCGATGGTGTTTAGTGATCCTGTCTGGAATGCGGAATGGGAGATGAAGACGGCACTGACGGAACGGTTGTCTTCCATTTTCAATCGTCTTGATGATCTCGCAAAGACGTTAGCGTCATCTTCCGGCCCTGACTCAATGAAACTGGTACAGCGCGAGTTGGATGAACTTGGCCTAGAGATGGCACGGTTCGCCGAAGATGCATCCAAGATCATAACTACCGCACAGCGTATGATTGCCGAGAATGCAATTGGAGAAGCGGCACGTCTTGCCTCCGAATTGCAGTTGCAAATTGACCCTTTTATGGGTGCCGGCGAAGACGAAGATACTGATTTCCTTTTGCTTTTGGGCCTGATCGGTCTGGCGTCGAATGGGCAGAAATTGACCGATGTAGTCCAAAGGGCAATGAACGAGTTCCTTGGATGGTTCAAGGACGGCGTAGGCCAGATGTCCGAGGGCAATCAAAGCGCGGAAGAATTCCTTGATGCGTTTGAAGGAATGAAGGGACGCGTATCCGGTCGTGTAAGGACAATCGGGCAAACGGAAATGCATCAGGCGGGGCGAAGAACTACCCAGAGGATTTTCAATCAGTCGGAGAAAACGCTTGCTTATCGGCGTATTTCCGCAAGGGATAACAGGGTTTGCGTCGCTTGCTGGTTGCTTGACGGCAAACTCTACCAGACCAGCGAAATGATGCCGTCCCATCCCAATTGCCGTTGCCGTCTAATTCCGGTATTTGGCGAACGCGCACGGGATGAATCCGGCATGGCTTTCGATGCCTTGGATTTGGGTCAACGCAAGGAAATCCTCGGCCCCGGCTTATACGAAGCATTTACAAATGGCGCGAGGTTGGACAACTTCCTTGAATATTCATATGATCCGGTCTGGGGGCCGACGGTGACGGTTTCGACCGTAGGCAATGCGTCCGTATTTGCCGATAGGAAATATGCCAATGGATAAGACTATTTTGCGTAAGCAGTTCAGTATGGAGACGACCGATCTCAAACTGAAAATGCTTGGAGAGGGTACTGGATCATTCTCGGGCTACGGGGCTGTCTACGGCGTCGTTGACAGGGACAATGAAATCCTTGCCAATGGGGTTTTTGCCTCCTCGTTGCCGGCGTTCAGGCTGAACGGCTTTATTGCAGACAGCCATGAATGGGAAGAGCCTGTCGCTACGATTTCGGAGGCGTATGAAGATCCTTACGGCCTCTACATATCCGCTCAGTTTCATTCGGATGACGATTCTCAGGCAATTCGCACACGCACTGTTGAACGTCTTGAACGAGGACAAAACGTTGGCTTGTCGGTCGGATTTCGCGTATTGGAAAGCGAATCCAATGCCGAAGGCTTGACAGTAATCACCAAAGGCGAATTGTTTGAGGTATCAATCGTTACGGTTCCCGCCAATCCAATGGCGTTGGTGATGGGGGCCAAGCAATTTCGGGAGCAGGGCTTGCCTGAAACCGAACGGGAATTTGAACAAGCACTACGCAAGATGGGCTTTTCCCGGTCGGATGCAGTCGCGATTACCAATCACGGCTACAAGTCCATTTTGGCTCAGAGGGATTCTGGGCCTGTTGATCAAAACGACCTTGCGACAGAAGAACTTCGGTTCCTGTTGAACGAGGCGTTTCGGCTAGGAATCCAATTCGGAGATAAGTAATGAGTGTTCAATTGAATGAGGCGCGAGAGCATCTCAATGCCAAGCGGGCCGAACTTGAGGCCATTTTTGCCGACCTGCGGAATGAAGACGGAACCCTGAAGGGTACTACGCTAGAACAGCGTACTGAAATCCGCAAGCGCAACGACGAACTTACCGAACTCGGCAAGAAGTATGACGAGATTCGCGAAATCACCGAAATCGAATCCGCTTTGAAGTCGCGCCGAGAAGCCGACCCTGAAAAGCGTGTTCCGTTCGCAGTTGAGGCTCCGCGTCAGGCTGTTCGCAAGTCCCTCGGCCAACTGTTTACCGAGAGCCTTGAATTCAAAGGTTTCCGTCCGGGTGCTGGTCGAACCATGCTGACCGAGATTCCCGGCGTCGAACTCAAGACGTTGATGGAAACTTCGGCCGGTTTTGCACCTGCCAACGACCGTACCGACATCGTCGTTCCGTTCCCGCTTCGCCGTCCGGTTGTGGCTGACCTCATCCCGCAAACCGCTACTACGTTGAGCGTCGTCTCCTATATGGAAGAGACCACTTTCACGAACAACGCGGCTACCGTTAACGAAGGGGCGTCGAAGCCGGAATCTGCTTTGGCCTTTACCGAGGTGTCGGTCAGCGTTCGCAAGATTGCTACCTACCTTCCGGTTACCGACGAGCAGTTGATGGACGTCCCGACGGTTCGGAGCATCATTGACAATCGCCTGTTGACCATGTTGGCCCTCGTTGAGGAAAACCAGTTGCTTACAGGCAACAATACTGCCCCGAACCTGAATGGCTTTCTTAACGCTTCTGGCGTGTTGACTCAAGCCAAGGCCAGTGACACTGTCGCAGACGCGGTCTACAAGGGAATGAATGCAGTCCGCACGACTGGTTTTGCGGAACCGAACGGTGTCATCTTCCACCCGAATGACTGGCAAGACATCCGGCTTCTGAAAGACACCCAAGGCAACTATATCTGGGGTGATCCGTCTACCGCCGGCGTCGAACGTATCTGGGGTATCAACGCCATCGTTACGACTGCCATGACGGAGAACACCGCCCTCCTTGGTGACTTCCGCCTGTATTCTCACATCAGTCGTCGAATGGGCATGACGGTTGACGCTGGCTGGATCAATGATGACTTCATCAAGAACCGCCAAGTCATCCGCGCGGAAGAGCGACTCTCGCTGGAAATCTACCGCCCGAAGGCGTTCTGCAAGGTTACCGGCATCTAATCGGATTGAGACGACTCCGGCCTCCTAGTGGGGCCGGAGTCTAGGAGAAGCCATGAGTTACAGTTATGGAACGGATCACTCCGGTTTCGGGCCGTTCGTCAGCGATGGGGTTCCCTCGGCTGGTACCAGCGAAGTTCAGACCCTGACGTTCGGTGGTACCCCTACTGGAGGGACGTTCAAAATCAACTTTGAAGGTTTTGTCACCGCCAGCATTACTTGGTCTGCAACCAACGCGACCTTGGTTTCCAACATTGATGCCGCACTAGAGGCATTGGGCAATGTCGGTACCGGCGGGGCGACTACTGCTGTTGGAACGATGACTGCCGGTATTGGAACTATCAATGTCACTTTTGCCGGTAATCGGGTTGCCCAACCCGTTGGGCTGATGACGGTTGATACCAATGCCATGACGGGTACTTCCCCGACCTTGGCAATTGCTCGCACTACTGCCGGGGTCGAAGGTGCGCATCGGGGTTGCCCGAAGGGTTCCCTTGTAATTGATCGAACCAACGGCAAGTTGTACATCAATACCGGTACCCCGCCGGCCATGACTTGGACTGTCGTAGGTACCCAAACCTGATGGATGTCATTGCACGTTTGATTGAGGGATTGCGAAGTTTGACCGAACCTAAACAAGAACAAGGTCAAACGTGCAATGATGACTTGCCTAAGGTAGCAAAACGCAAGGCATACAAATCGCTAGAGGATTTGAAAAAATGACGCTTGCCGAAGCCATGCAATATGTCGCTAACCGCTGTCCGCTGTCCCAATACCCGGCAATCCCTGCCGATACATTTGAGGCTCTGGTTAGCGATTCTGCGCGCCATACGACCCATTCAGTCAATACCGCTTACGTTGTTGGCAAACGAATTGTCGCGCCTGTAGACAACGGCAGGATGTACAAATGCGTCATTGCCGGAACTACGGCTTCGACCGCTCCAGATTTCCCAGATTTCGACGATGCTCGTATCGGCGAAGTCCTAAAGGACGGGTCTTGCCATTGGCAAGATGTAGGCCCTATGTATCCAGATCGTTACGATGTTTACGCGGCCCTTCGTGCCTGTTGGTTGTGGAAGGCTTCCGTAGCGGCTTCTGACATTGATGCGACCGACGGCGGTTTGTCGTATCGCTCCTCGCAAATCCAAAAGCAGTGTCTTGAAATGGCAAAACGCTATGTTGGGATGGCGGTTGAATGATTCCCGAGGATGTCAAAAGCCATATTCGACGTCGTTTTGCGTCAATGGCTCTTGATTCGGTAGTTGACATCTATCGCAATCTGCCTACGGCAGACGGCATGGGGGGTACCAAAAGTGATTACCGAAAAGTAGCAAGCAATGTTCCGGCTCGGATTCAATCGGGAACTGCTGGTGTTCGGGCTGTTCGGATGGATGAAGTCCAAATCGGAAACGCGTTGGCAAGTGTTGCGTTCGTGCAAATCGCCCTTCCCTATGGCACTGACATAAGAACGCAAGACAGGGTCGTACACAACGGAACAAAGTACGAGATCGGCTATGTAGACCAAACCAGATCGGAATCTTTGTTGCGTGTGGCTAGGGCCAATGTTTACAGGGATAGATGAGGCTCATGATGATTGATTCCGGTTGGGCTAGTGTCATAGTAACGATTTTGCTTGCAATCATTGGCGCACTCGCATACATCATGCGGATGGTATATGACATACGGAACGAGACTGTCGGCACCAAGGCACGTCTAGACCAACAGGACAAACGTCTGGATGCGTTTGAGGCAAATCTTGAATCGCTTTCCAATCTTGTTCGACGAATGGGGCATGGTTAGGCAATGTTCAATCAGAATCTATCCATTAACCGCCTTCTAGCGGTCATAGGGGTTGCTATAATTACCAGTTCGGCTCTAGAGGCCCAAAGGGCATTTCAGGCCCCATTGCCCGATACCGCAGGATTGGAAGAAGTTGTACTTCGCGTCAGGCAAGCCTCGGTCAATTCCTTGAACGCAATGGTACCTGCGATCCTTTCGGCCTTGGTCGGATTCTTTGTCAGGGCAGACAAGACAATGCCCTTGTTGTCTACAAGCAAGGTTGACAAATAATGGCATCGTCAATTCGGCTACTCGAAAAAATTATCAGGACAAATGGAAATGTATCTGTACGGTTTTCCGATGGTACAAATTTGTTCTTTCCAAGCGTTGCGGATTACGACCAGTTTGTGAACATGGAATCACTTGATCGAGAAATGGTCGAAATCATGCGACGCATTCTGATGTGTTGGTCGAAAAAAAACCAAGATGCAGTTGACCGTCAATGCACATTTGATGTTTTGGATTCCAACAGGATCATAGTCAGGATACGAAACTAATGGCAAACGTCAAAGTTGCATGGCCTAATTTCATTTCCCGAACAAACAGTACTTTTACTACGCATACTTTCAATACGTCTGGAATCAAAATTGGGTCTGTTCAAATGGCAGAAGAAGATGCGACCATTACTGAAATCGGTTGGGTGCTTGATTCAAAAGTCGGAACACCGGTTGGGTCTATCAGAGTTGGGTTGCAAAGCGTAGATTCAACAACTGGTCTGCAAACTGGGACTTGGCTTGGTGGAACTACAAACTACGTCACCTATGGCACATCGTGGACAAGCACCAATGTTGGAGGCATTTCCAGTACGTTGCCTACTTCTGTCTCGTTGACCGCTGGGCAGTATTACGCGATTATGATTGAAACCGACACCGCGTTTACATCAACTGATTACATTACAGTAGGATACGCTGCTACAACGGCAAACGGTTCGTTTACAAACTTCCCATATGTTATTGATCAAGCAGGCAAGGGGCCACTGAGAAGGCCGAATTTTTGCACTCGAACTTCTACTAGAACCTATGGAATGCCATTCAAGGCACTGGATTCCCTTGCTATTGACACTGACATTTTTAATGAAATTGGGCATTATTTTATACTGCCTACTGGATTTTGTAGCACCTATAAGATTTGCGGGGTTGAAATGTTTT